TCTTCAACATATAATTGTTCTTCTTCAATATTTTGTTGAAATGCTAAATATGCAATCTTAGCGCTAGCCTCAGTGAATTCACTACTACCACCGACGATAATCTGTGGTACTCTCGCTTGTTGGTATAATTCTGTTCTTAATTCTGCAATCCAAGGTAGAGGATTCAATGTAGCGTTTGGAGCTACTGTTGCTACCTCTTGTTCAACAATACCCTTAGGCACATAAATATTTTCTGTATTATCGTGAGCCTTATCAATTGTACTTTTGAATGATGCTATCTCTGTTGGATCGTCAGTGTCTAAACTCCAAATCCTCATAGGTTTAACGTGACGGTGCATTAAAATCTTCATGTCCTTCTTGACTTCCATTAATGCTTGCAATGTCCACTCAACCTTTTCTGTCATTGATTCTCCGTGAATTTCATCTGCTACCCTGTTACGCGCTAAATGAAAAATCTCGTTTGGTTGGAATTTCTTAACATCCTTAGGAGTCTTACCTTTCTGCTCATACCTCTTAATTAATCCTTTATTATTAACTACGATCCTCATAGTTTCTGGATCTAGTGGTTTTAAATTAATTAATTGTCCATCTTCATCCCTTATGATCTCTGCAAAACTATCACCTCCAATATGATACGTTCTTATCAAATTTTCTAAGATTGTGTTAAAAGTATCTTTACCCCATCCTTTTAAACTGTTTAAAATAAAAGACGTTTGAGGATCAGCTATAAATCCTTTTCCTACTGTCCATGTAGCTTTAGCGTCGATTAATGCGCTATACTCTGGAACTTGCCTATAATATCCAAACCATTTTGTCCAGTAAACTTGATCATAATACGTTTCATTTTGGTTACCATACTGCTCTGTACTCTCACTATCAACTTGAAAATCCTGTTGCACACTATCTAAATTACTGCTTACTGTAGAGGTTATGTCTGTTTCGGCCATGTCTTTTTAAAGTTTTCTCTTTATATTAATCTTTCTATATATCTAGTTTAAAAGGTAGACTTACTATAAGTCTTGTTGATATAGTATTACTGCTTGCATCAGTGTTTAATGGGTCGTGATGCAATGTTCCATTTGATGTACTATTACTTGATCCAGAAGGAGCCATTGTTACTCTTAATCTAATAATATCCCCTGCTTTGATTCTTACAGTTCCAACATCATACTCAGCTAATAATTGTTTATATTTAGTTTCTGTTCCATTAATTGTCCCTGTTGTTTCTGATATATCGCTATCCAATTGTGTTGTACTATCACTTACATGATATAGGCCCGCAGTAACAACAACTGTAAAATTATCACTACCTGGCGAGGCTGCTGATGTCCCTTGAAATGAGAATGCTGCTGTCGCTAAACCACTTATTGTTGCAGGGTTTGTAAACGCAATTTCAAAATCCATCTGGATTGATCCTGCACTTTGTGCCCTATTAGTACTTTTTGCAGATCCAAATATTAGTGTATCAGGCGTTAAGATATATTTCGTCGAAGATGAATCCTCCCCCAACACACCATATAATCTTAACTTTCCTACTCGTTGTGTCCAGTCAGTAAAACTATACTGCACTGATGCTGATGGACTTTTTCTAAACTTCTGTGGTAAGGTCATCTAATATTGCCTCCAACTCTTTATCTATGTCTGGTAATTCCCCGCTACTTTCTAATTCACTAAATCTAATACTTTGTACTTCATCTAGCGATTCTTGATTAATATTGATGCCTCTTGCAATCATTGTTCCCAATAACCTTCCAAATTTTTCTATTCTATTCTTTGGATCAATTATTATCTCAACTTCTTCACCTAATACCCTATCCCTTAACCATTGAGCCGACTCTAATCCAAATGGCTCATTTAATTCTGGAGCAGCTATGTATGCTAATCTAAGTGGAAAATCAAAATCTCTAAAATCAGTCCTTAACTTAACAGTGTCCCCATCAATTACTTTGACTACTCTTGCAGTAAAATCTTCGGTGATCTGCATATGTGGACTATCAAAGTAATATACCTCCATTTGCCTATTTGTTAATTCTGGAAATGCTTTAAAGTCATGAACCATTTATAAAAGTCTGCCTCTTTTTATCTCTTAATAACGCCATTGCTCTTTGAGCAGCAGCCCATAAGAAATCTTGCATTGTTTCTGCCTCTCTGTTATTAGTATAGCCGCTCATGTCATAATTTATTACGTACATTGCTGCAATATTACTCGCAGCTAATTTTAATAATTCTCTAGTGTCAGAATTTAACGAGGAATAATTATCTGAAAAGTTATACCTACAAATATTATTAATCAAAGATTCTGCTTGAATTATAAAATCATTTGTATATACTTCTGCCGTAGCAGTACTATTTGCTCCAGCTCCTGCCTTTCTTGCGACTTCTGTCCCGTTTGTAAATATTCCAGTATCAACCATTATCCTAATTTAACCGCAACCCTGTCCAACATTTCACATAAAGCGAAGATGTCATCAGACAAAACTACCTTTCCTGCCTCACTGTCAGTAGTGTTAGTGTATTTATCTGTAAAGTCCATATTAACTTATGCTTGCCCAAATATTTAAGCCTTTTGATTTTATTGCCCAGGCCATTCTTACTAAAGCCTCTGCAATGTGCGTATAATTCCCAAAGATCTTAATTCTTCCGTCGTCTAAATACTCATATTGTACTGACTTCAAACTTAATGCTAAGTTATCATCAATTAGTAATTCAATCTTTTTCTGTTCCATCATTCGTAATAAGTTAGTGTACATATCCTCTTTCAATAATTGTTTAGTCCTGTTCCCTTCTCGATCTATTGACTTACGAGCATTGTTTAATCCGATAGTTTTCCTCCTCGTTTGAGTAGTTGTCATTAAGATATCAACCACTGCTCCTCCTATCCCTCCATCATCAACAAAGATTTTGTTAAAGTTCCATTTCCTATCTTCTTCAATTATCCTTTTGGCCATGTCAGTAGTCCTCTCTCTCTCGCTTGTGATTAAATCTTTCATAACAATATTATCACCATACAATGTCCCAATCGCTATAACATTCTCATCACCTCCTAATCGTGCAATATCACAACCAGCATAATTCCTTAATCGAGGGTTAGGATTACTCACCCCTACTCTCATCCTTTTCTCGATTAAATCTGTTGGAAAGAATTGCCGGAGTTCATCAATAAATTCGCCTAGATATTCCTGCGCATACTGTAATCGTGTCATTCTCTTTTTTTCATTTTCCAGGAAAGCTACTGGAATTCGGGGGCACTCTTCCGACGTAACGTGAAAAGAGGTAAACTGTGTGTCAGAGAAACAATCGTAAAAGTACCCCCCCCTACCAAATGGTGTAGAAAGCAGGATCATCGTTCCCTTAGTGGTCGCGAGCATAGGAGAAACTGCGAGCCAAACTGTTTCGGGAATGAAGGCAGCCTCATCAGCTATGAGTAGATCTACCGTATAGCCTCTGATACCGTGTCCTGTAAGTCCAGTTGGTAAGCAATAGATGACAGAGCCATTCAATAATCGTAACCTGCTCTTGGTTGGTCGTTCTTTCCCCATTCTAATCTTCTTCTTATACTTAGATTCCATGTAAGCCAGTATCTTCTCGAAAAGTAATTGCGCCTGTCGTTCAACACTAGCGATCACTAGGACTGTCTTTTGATCATTATTTGCAGCAAAGTCACCAGCCTTAATAGCAACGACTGTAGACTTCCCTACTTGCCTTCCTGTCCTTAACACAATGTTCCCCTTCGTGTTTAATACTTTCTCCTGCCACGGGTCTAAACTAATTGCAATTTTCTATAATCACCTCACACTTCGTTTCTTCACTCTCAATCTTATGCACACAAAGATTAAATATGTATCGATCATCCATATCAAACGCCTTAAATATAGAGTCTATGATAAACTTTAACGGATTGTCGATATCTTTCCTCTTGGGAGCAGTATTCTTTCCGTACCAGCCTCCGTAGAACTTAATACACACATTCATGGGCAGACACTTGGCAAAATCCCTATCATGCATTTGTTCTATGGTATCATTGATCACGCGCGCGCGCAAATTTCTGGCCTCTACAGTCAGCTGTTTGCCGTACTGACTCTGCCTTAGATAGTATAACTTGTTTACACTTATCCACGCATCATAGTTATACACCAGTTTCATAGCGATTCAACCCCACTTTTTCCTTCATATTAGCCATCTTCCTCTTCAATTCTGCATTCTCATTCTCTAATAACTCACATTTCCTACTAAATTCCTCTAACCTTATAGCCAATTTCTCAATTTTACTCGTTAAATTGTTATTAGGGTATAAACAATCGTACTTATCTGCAATTAAAAACTCAATACCAAACGCTAATGCCTCAGATATCCCAATATTCTCGCGCCGCGCCAAATTTTTTTGCTCTGGCGTAATCGTTGTCGTTACATGCTCTTTACTCATCTTCTACCTCCTTGCTCCTATTTATCGTACGTACGTACGTACTCTCTAATTTTTCTTTTATCTCCTCTACCCTCTTTAAGCCTAAAGCTTTAATATAATCATATTCACACCCCCATCTATTACTGTTAGGCTTTACATATGGCCTAATTCTCTCAATTATTCCCATTATTAATTAAAATTTAAAATTTTTTGATTCTCACCTACATACAGAGTCCAACCACATAGATTACACCAAAACTCATCCTCCTCTTTATCAAACTCACTCGTCACTTTACACTTCGGACACCGCATTGTAAAAAAAACCTCCCATCTTTTTTTTAACATAACAAAGTAT